GATGGTGGTTACGGCCATATCTGCTCCTCTACCAGTGGCGTCATCGCCGCCGGCATCTCGGGTAAGACCCGTGAAAAGTAATCGCCATACGCTTCCCGCCCCGCGTGCCAGCCGTAGAGCCGCCGCGCCCGGCGCCGGATGTAACTCCGGTCGAACGCATCCCACAGCCGAATCGCTTCCGTGAACTGCTCAAGCGACTTGCACAACAGCCCCGTGGCTTTGTCTTCGATGTATTCGGTAAACCCGCCCCACGGAGAGGCCAGGACCGGCGTGCCGCAGAGTTGCGCTTCCGTCACCACACAGGCCGACGGCTCGATGTATTCGGTCGGACACAGCAGCAGCCGAGCTCCGGCCATCCACCGATTGCGTTCAGCCGGCGGCATGTGGCCCAGGTATTCGCCGTAGGTCACCAGCGCCGGATCCCCGTCGCCAATCAGATACAACTTCACGCCGGCGGCTTCGGCGGCTCGACAGACGGTCTTGAGTCCTTTGACGGAGGTAAGGCGCCCCACGTAGAGGACGTAATCTTCGACAGGACGAGTGGGAAACTCGTCTTCGTGGAACCAATGGTAGAGAACGTCATCGCCGGCCCTCCCGTATTCCATGCCGGTATAGCCGTGCGCGACGTGCCGCCACGCATGGCTCTGGAAAATCCGATAGGGCGCACACACCCCGCGGTAGCCAATCGAATACTCCAGGAAGAACAACTCCTGATGCTGCTGCCACACGGGCGCCTGCGCCGTGCCCGCAATCGTGCAGAGCAGATCGCCCGGTTCCTTGCGTGCCTGAATCCCGGCCGCGGCTCGCACATTGAAATGGATAAACAGCGGGTTCTGGGCGTCATACCACGCTTTATGGGCTGGTTCGCCCGCCATGAACTTGTCGCGCTCCGCATCCGAGATGCAGGTCACGAGTTCCTTGCAGGGGGCATCCGTGGATTGGCCCCCATACAAGAAAACCTCATACCCGAGTTCGGTCAGCAGTTCCGAGAATCGACGGGTGAACCCTGAAAACACGTCGAGGTAATCAGCCGCCACCGGCTGCACGTTCGGCGTGGACAAGAGATGCACCCGTCGAGTCATAGGGCCGTTAGACCGACTTCGGCACGGTCTGCCAGGCGCCAGCCGTCGAGCACCAGAAGATGTCCCCGAGGGCACCCGTGGTGGTAATGGTCACGGCCGTGGTGCCCGTGGTGCCATTGATCGACCCGCCGACGCAGTAGACGCTCGCCGTGCCGCTGCTGGTGTTCTTCACGACGTATTGCGCCCCGACGACCGGCACCGGCAGATTGACGCCAGCCCCGGAGGCACCGGACAGATTCAGGAACGCCGGCCAGGGAGCCGTCACGACCGCGGCATCGGTGCCCGTCGAGCCCGTGAGGGTGACTTCCTGCGCGTTCGTGATCGTGACCGGCGCGATCTGGACGTTCGCCGCCGGACCCGCCGGCCAGCTCGCGTCATTCGCCAGCCCATACTGGACGCCTTCACGTGCCGAGTGGGCCACGTTCCGTGATCCGTTCCAGCCCGGCACGACGATCAGCGTGGGGGAGAGCGAATCATCGGTGATGAGGGCGTATTCGCCCGTGGCCCAGCGCAGCACCTTCAGCGGACCATTGGGGCCAGCCGAGGGCGCCGTATAGGCATTGAGCGTGATGCGCGTGGCTCCGAGAGCGACCGCGCCCGTGCTGTAGGTTGTGGTCAGTGACATGACGTTAGCCTCCCACCCGGCAGCCGAGTTCCTGCCGTAAGACAGCGGTCCCGTAGAGGACATCCAGCCGCTGGATCCACTGGTCCGTGGTCGCCACGTAATCGCGGATGACCCGGATGCTCTTGCCCGACTTGCGCGAGGCCGCACGGAACGCCTTATCGGTTCCACCCGGCAGCGGCATATCCACCATCGCAATCGTGCCGAAGTCGCGATGCACGAAGAGATTCTGGGGGGTCTGCACGCCCGAGATGTTGGCGAAGTTCGCCGCCGCCGTATCGAACACGTAGACCGCCGTCGAGGTGGCGGGCATGTTCGTGACGTTCTGCAGCGACGATCCCGAGCTGATCATCGGGGTCAGGAACGGGATGGTAATCGTGCCCGTGCTGTCCGAGACCGTGGCCGCGACGACGCGCTGCGCCGTCTTGCCCGTGCTCTGGAACGACTGCGGATTGACGCTGTTGACCGGCGTCGTGGTCGAAACGAAGCTGACCACATCCCCGGCGTTCAGCGTGGTCGAGGTCCACGACCCTGTGACGATGCTCGTGGCCCCACTCGAGGGTGACGTGGTGACGGTGGGCGTGCCGCCGAGCGTGCCGACGGTATGGACGTAGATGTTCTGATCCATCGTCCAGTTCGCGCCAATCGTGCGCTGTTCCATCATCGACCCCGACTCATACTGGTCGCTGATTTCACGCGCCGCGTTGAACAGGCCCTTCAGGTTGTCCATGATGGACGCATCCGCATCGGGGTTGTTCATGACGTAGCGTTTGCGATCCGCCGGACAGGCGAGGGAGTCCAGCTTCGTCTTGGCGCTCAGATACGTCGCCAGCGTGGTCGGAGTCACCCCCGGCGTGCCGACGAAGTTATCCAAGCCTTGCGCGAGGTTGGCGCAGTCCTGGTCGATCAGGTTGGAGATGCGGACCACCTGCGGCTCCAGGAACTGCTCCCGGTAGTCGTTGATGTTCAGCGTCAGATCCTGCGACGAGACGTTGGTATCCACGCCGCGCTGAAACGACAGCGTCAACGGGACGTAGGTCTCGGTGATGCCTTCAATCGCCACGGCCTGACCGAGACGACCGATAAAACGCGGGGGTTTCCGGATGCTCAGGGTCTGCCCGAGGACCGCGCCGCCGAACTTGAACTGATCGGAATACTTCGTGTTGATGTTCGCCATCACGTCATACGTGTTTTCCAACACGTCTAACGCGTTGTAGGTGATCACCTTATTGGTGAGAAATGTGTTTGCCACATCGGCTCCAGCCGATGCGTCTGCTTAGCGACGGCGTTCGCGGCGGGCTTGCTCTCGGAATCCCGAGGCGTCGTAATCTTCCCCGCCACGTTCGGCTAAATCGACAGCAGACGGCACCGCAGTTTTGCTCCCCGACCCCACCGGCTGCATGGGGGGAGGAGGCACATACGGGCCGGATGTCCCTGTCGAGGCCGGTAAAGCGGCAGGGGCAGACGGTGCAATCGAGGACAAGGCCATCCCGAACTGGTAATCACTCATCCGTGCGAGTGCATGCGCCACTTCGGCTGACCGTGCGATTGCATAGAACAGGTGTTCGCCATTCGGCATCGACGCAATCATCTGCGCTCGTTCCGCACCTTTGTCGATGGTGGGACCGAGCGTAATCATCACGCCAGGACCGGATTGGCGAACTGCATCGAAGTCCGGATAAGCACTCTTGCCCCGCTCCAGCATCGTGGAGACCGTGGACTTGAATGCCCGAGAGGCTGTATCCGCTTCGATGCGGTCTCGGATACGAGCGTCGAAATCGACTTGAGCGAGTTCAAACTTGGCGCGGGCTTCAATCTTCCCGTCATTCCAGTCATCCCAACTCAGATTAGGATTCTGGGCCGCTGCCTGGTCATACGTGGGATACGAGAACTTCGCAGAAGAGACCGGTGCGGCCGAGGGGGGAACCACAGCCGCGACCGGCGCAGGAGCCGGGGTCCGAGAGGCTTCAATGGCCGCTATCCGCGCCTTGAGTTCATCCCGTTCGCGCTCAGCTTCTGCCCGCTTGTGCGCCTCCTGATCCCGTTCGCTGGTCAGTTGGCTAAATCGCTTCTGCCCGCGGGAGGGCTTGTCCGTCGTCGCCGGCATGGCGTCCGGTAACTTCGGCAAGCCTTCGCGCAGGGACGCTTCCGTCTCGCCTGCCCCGGTCAGCTCAATGTCGCCGATGGTAATGGAGACCGGCTGATTAGAGTCCAACTCCGCAGGCGCACCAGCGGCTGGAGCTTCGACCGGCGCGGTCTCAACGTCACTCATGCGGAATGCCGCCTAGGATACGAAATATCCAACCCAAATGCTAGCGGTTCTTTGATGACGGCAATCTGCGCGTCAATCTCCCGCAGATCCATACAGGCATCTGCCGCACCGTGCCAGTCTTCCGCTTCGACCTTCATCAGCAGATCAGCCCGCGTCACCACGCGCCGCCGCATCAGGAGGTCCAGGTTCACTTGTCCCATGCCACGTCCAACTTGTGCTTCACCTTCGGCGCGTCCGCAGGACCGTCAATGGGATACTTCACGCTCGTCACCGCCATCGTCGGCCGCGGTAGTTGCACCGCCACCGTACAGACCTTGCACACGGCGACCATCGGGTCCACGTCGGACGCATCCACATACGTCATCCCGACGTTACAGGTCGGGCAATGGAGCACCGGCCGATAGACAAACACCAGATCGGCTGGCTCGCTCAGCTTCGGCGCCTTCTGGGCCGCTTTCGCTTTAGGCTTGGCCTTGGTCATTCAAACCGCTTCGATCCTACCGGCACAGTCTCATCCGCGAACCATGTCAAGCCTGCCGCCTTCGCGAACAATTCACCAACAGCCACGGAATGGACCTTAAACGGCGTGACCCCTTGCATGATGCGCTCAGCGTCTACGGGGTTGACATAGACCTTCTGATAAGGATGCCCAGCTTTCATGGCCGCAAGTTGGGCACCCACCACGTCAGAGATATCCATTTTATTCGCCTCCATTGGCTGGTGACGCCGGCTCTGGCGCTAAGTCCGCTGCCTGCTGCCCCTGCTCGAGCGCGTGCTGCTGGCCTTGCTGGGCCTGTTCCATCGCCTGCTGGTGCTCAATCTGGGCCATCGCAATCTCATGGGCGTGCTGCAAGTCCGTCTGCCCCTGTTCATGCGTCATCTGGGCCGTGGCATGCAGGGCTTCCTGCGCATGGCCGAGTTGTTCCATGTGGAGGTCGAGTGCCTTCCCGCTGCGCTGCTCCACCGCATCCACGAACGTCCTGGCCTGCTCCGCGTCAATCTTGGCGCCGGCTATGGCAATCTGGGCGGACTGCTGAATCCACGCCAGCCGTTCCTTGCCCTGTTGCTCGAGCGTGGCCAGTTGCAGCTTCTGCTGGCCTTCCAACTGCTGCTTCTGCATGTCCAGTTGGCCCTTGGCCTGCATCTCGGCTTGCTTCTCGGCCGCCTTGCTCTTGATCTGCTCCGTCAGCATCTGAATCTGCTGCATGGCTTGCTGGAGCTTCGGATCCGGCCCGCCCTCTTCCTGCTGCTGGAGTTGCGGCGGCAGCGCCTTCCGCAGAATCTCGGCCATCCGCTGGGCGCCAGGGAAGGACATCTCGGCCACAAACTCCGGCGTAATCACCGCGGCCATCTCCGGCGGCAGATGAGGAATCAAGTCGCCCAAGGCACCTAAGCCCTCTTCCCGCATCGTTGTGGCCGACTTCCCGACATCCACCGTGACCCCGTAACGGCCGGCTGTGAGGTCGAAGAACTTCGCCATGCCCTTCTCGAGCATGGGCGCCTGTTCCGGGGTAATCGGCTGCGCCTGCCCGTTCTGCCCCTGCATGAACTGCTGGCCCGCAATCACCTGTTCGGGCTTGTCGTCCAGCCCCAAGATGTGCAGCAACTGCCCCTTCCGCGTGATCTTCGGGATGATGTAGACGGCTTCGTTGCCAATCTCAATCATCGTCCGCACCACGTTATCCAGGAAGTTGCTCGTGGCCTGCTCCTGCTGCTTCTGCAGGGCAATCGTCTGCCGGCCAGAGGTCACGTTGCTATTGTGGTTCCCGAGGCTGGCATCAAAGAAGGCCGTGGTGGCCTTGATCGCCTCTTCTGACAGGTGCAGCAGTTCCACCATCGCCTGAATCGGCGGCTCTTCGATGTTCCGCTTCGGGGGAGGGGCCAGCTCCCCGCCCAGCGTCACCGGCTTGTAGTAGAGCGCCTGATAGTTGTAGGTGTTCGCGTACTGCCACTCCGGATGGCCATCGTCCTGGCCTTCCGCAATGATCCAGGGCGCCTTCGGGGCCAACGCTGCGGTCTCAACCGCCCCGCTATAGAGGTAGTTGACCATCCGCTGCGCGTCCATGGCCGACTGGATGATCCCGCGGTAGACCTTCCGACCATCGACGTTCAGCTCTTCCCCGATGATGGGAAACAGCGGGATGCGCCGGCCCAACCAGACGCCCTTGGGCTCCAGCACCTCCATCGCGTTAATCTTGTAGCACTCGACCTTCGGGACTTCGACCACGCGGGTCTGGACGATGGCCGTCTTATCCGGCGCCTGCTTCAGCGGGACCACTCGGCCATCGTTCAAGAGGCACAGATGCTGCTCCTCGTAGACGATCCGCCAGTAATCCGCGATGCGGATCATGTCGTCCCGAACCCAATCTTTCCAGTTCGACGTGTCCCCAACCACATCCTCAACCCCGACCTGCTGCGCTTTCGGCCAGCGCCGCTTGAACTCATCCAGGCTCAGGTCTTCCGTCTGGATCATCCACTGGGCGTCAGACTTCGTGGGCTTCTCGCTGGAGGGGTCACAGTAGATCGACAGGCTATTCGTGATGCGCTCGAGCACCATTTCCTGGTCAAACGCCGAGATGTCAGAACTCACCTCATCAGAGCAATAGACCGAGCGCATCCGTAGCCACCCAAGCCCGGATTCAATGGCCGAATCCGCGGCCCACTCAATCGGGGCATCACCTCGCGCCTGGTTCTGCATCCGACGCAGATAGCCAGTAAAGACCGTCGCCGTCTCGTCGTTGGCGTGCTCCCCGTTGGGCTTCACGTCGATGCTGATATTGGCCTGCTTCACCGCATTGGAGGCTTGCCGGACCGGCTGCGAGATGCGATCAATGGTCAGGCAGGGACGGGCTGGCTGCTGGGCTTGCCCACTTAGGGAGTTGCCGCCTTCCCGCTCCGTCTTGATCGCCGGATCCCACTGGGCGCCTGCCCGGAAGTCCTTCGCCGCAAGAATAGACTCTCGCTGCTTCTTCTCAGCCGAATCCGCACGGATCCAGCGTTCGCGGGCTTCCGTGACGATGGGATCCGTGCCGTCTGTGGCCATCAGGACAGGTAAAACTTCTTGGGTTTGGCTTGCTCTTTGGCGAGGTCAAGCTGGGCGTCAATCTGCGACTTCGTGAGCGCCAGCGCCGTCGCCTTGCGGAAGTCCCAATGCTTCAGTTCCCGTTCCTTCATGCCCTGCAGGGTCAGCAGTTGACTCGCTGGATTCTCGCCGGCCAGCTTCAGCATATAGCCCCAGACGAGCAGCAGAAGGTCTGAAGACATCGCCGTGGAGCGCCCGCCGCGGTTAATGTCCCAGGCTTTGCCGGCCACCTTGCGCCACTTGTCATAGCCATCGACCACAATCGACAGCAGCAGGTAGCGGTCCCGCTCCACATGCCGCAGCCAGAACATGACCAGATCGGATGTGGCTTTCTGGCGATGCGTGGCATAGCCGGCATCGGGCAGTTCGCCCAAGTAGGAGGACTTGACGGGATCAGCCATTCTTCTTGGGATGGAGGTATTTGCCGAGGTTCCGATGAGGGTGACTGCCGGCCACATGCACCGGCTTCCCAGCCATTGAGCCGCTGGCAAAGTCGGATAGGGCGCCCTTCGTCATTGAGGCGCGGACCTTCTGCGCCATCGGGAAGGTCGCGCCGTGCTCCGCTGCGGCCATCAACCGTTGCTGCGCCTTCGACTTAGCTGGCATGGCTACTCCGGGCAGATATGCAGCGACCGCAGGAACGTCTTATCGTCCCGCGTCAGCTTGATCAACTGCTCCAAGGCTTTCGCCCAGATCGCGTCACGCTCAGAAGGGGTCAATGGCACGGCAGTATACACCTAACGCTGCTTAAAAAACGCAATATGCCATGGTTCAAGACCCCACCAATTCCGCCAGAGGCGAATCTTTATAGGCCAGCGCAGCCAGAGGTCATAGCAATCGCGCATGATGTCGTATTGAACACCAACACAGGTGAACCACCGTCGGCAGTAGGCGCCTCCAGGTCGCTGATACCAGCCAAATGAGGCTGGGTCATTGACACGCTTCAGGACATCCATGCAGTTCCACCTGAATTGTAGCGCGGCGCCATCACGGTCTTCTGTTTCTCCGCTGGCGTCTTCTGGCGCGTGGCCAGGTAGCGGAAGGCATCCGCCCCGTGGCTGCTCCAGTCGTGCACGGGCGTGGGCTTGAACTCATTTAGTCGGGTGTTGTAGTCCCGGCGGTAGTGCTGGAGGGCTTCGAGGCCGGCTTTGCACTTCTCTTGGTCGAACCAGCAGCGTGGGAAAAGCATACGCGCAGCATGGATCCCGTCTTCCAATGGGACAGTGGGAGTGACTTGGAACCGGATACCAAGACTCGCGGCGGCTTCAAGGCGGGAGCGACCGCTAGCCAGTTCGCGGACCTGGATATCGTGGGGCGCCCAGTGCGTGCCATAGGTGTAGCCTTTCTGCTTCAGGACTTGCGCGTAATACGGGAGGCCTTCGCCGCTCGCTTCGTGGTAGTCAATGAGGCGGACTTCGCCTGATCGGAGGGACTGACTGAACCAAATACTTGTGCTGTCCCCAACCCCAAGATCCCAATCGGTATCGACTGGAAGGATTGGATCGACGGGTATGCGTGCCACTCGGCCAGCAGCGCGGGCAGATTCCAGCTCCTGAGCGAAGATCGCGCCTTTGATGCTCGCTTCGAAGCTGCACTCATACTCTTGCGCGTATTCATCAGCCGTCATGTCCTTTCGAGCCGCCGCCAACTCTTCAACCGGGATGATGCCTGTCTCTGATGCCTTCAGTTCCATGAAGCCCCAGGACGGGTCTGACTTCGCCTGCTGCGCCTTGTCATAGAACTCATTCCGGCCTGCCGGCGTGCCAAGGAACACCGCAGAGCCTTGCCGGTCAGACAGCGCGGGCCGAATCACCTCACTGTAGACCCGCGGGGACATGGCGCCATATTCATCGAGCACGACCATATCGAAATACAGCCCGCGCAAACTGTCCGGGTTGTCTGACCCGAAGATCCGCACCTGAGCGCCCGTCTCGAAATCAGCCCGCAATTCCGACTGATTAAAGACCGTGTTATCTACGGCATGCGCGAACTCTTCGATGTAATTCCACGCCACTTGTTTGCCTTGCGTGAACGTCGGCGCGATGTAGGCACACCGGGGCTTTTTCTTATCGCAGAGCAGAGCGCCCTTAATGAGATGGTTGACCGCGGCGACAGTCTTGCCCATTCTTCTGTGCGCCACACAGACACTAAACCGATGCGTTTCCCACATCTGGTGAAGCAGACGCTGCTGAGACCGCGGCCTATACGGTATGACGCAGACCGGCATCTAATCCTGCCATTTGACGATCAATGGGCCACCATCGGCCCCAGTAATCGCTAAAGATTCAGCCGCCTTGCCTTCGGTCCTGTCCAAAACATCCTTGGCGGCACCCAGTTGAACCGTGGGAAACTCCTCCCGATGCAGCAGGTTGTGCAGGGTTTGGATGGCCAGCGGTTGCAGGTTCATGAGGCGCTCTCGAGCCGCCATCTTGACCTGGGGCGCTGAACCGCCGTGCATCCGACAGACAAACCCCCCGGCAATTGCAGGATTATTGCAGGGTTTTTGTGATCGTTTGCTCTTGGCTGAGCACCGCTGCGCCCCTGGGGCGAGCAAAGCCTTTTGCAAAGGGTGCTCAGTTTGCACAGGTTCGTGCACCTTCACGGGTCCACGAGGGGCATGTTTAGACACGCGGCACCGAAGTATACACCTGAGTCATGCGGGGCTGTTGTGCCTGATGATGGTAAACCGTAAGTCGGTCATCTCCGCGTCTTTCTCATCTAACTGCTTCGTCAGCATCTCCAGGCTGCGGCGGAGTAAGGCGTTCTCCTCCAACAGTTTAGCGCGTTCTGCCTTCGCTTCTTCCATGATGTCGGAGTCCACCGAGATACCGGCACCATAAGGCGGGTCAGCTAACAACAGATCAGGCTCCAGCATGCCGGGGAGTATCTCCCGGCAATCCCCGTGGTAGATCGTGATCCCCGCATGCTGATAATAGGGTTTCATGCTTTCCTCGCGAGGGCCGCATTCTCGACCAATCGCTGCTCTAAGGCCATTAATAGCCTACCAACCTTCACCATGAACCACACCGGCGCATCAGGCATCGTCGTCAACTCGCGCAGTTCCGCATCCGTCAGACACAGCCAGTTCTGGCCCTGATAGGGCGGCAGTTCGTCAGTCATTTGATCACACAGCCCATAATCGCCAGCGCCTCACCAACGGTGCTGACCACGGGAAACCATGCCCGCTTCCTGAGTTGCCCCTGCAGGGCCGTCAGATGCCCCCTGGGACGCTTCACCTCGATGGGTATCCATTGGCCGCGATGATGCACCAAGAGGTCTGGAATGCCCTCCTGGTTGAGAATCAGCACCTCGCAGCCGATGGCCCGCAACGCCGCCACGATGGCGGCTTGATTCAGATCCTTCTTGCCAGCCTTACGCACGGGATTGGTCCTGTAGTTTGCAACACGCCCACGTCGCTGAACAGCGCGGATCATGCGGGCAGGGCGTCACATAGCGCGGTCCGGACGCCTTTTCTGTCGGCAGGTAAGTCATAGGCTGCACAAGGAATAGCCCCAACGGATGCTTGCGCTTCACCACGAGAAAGTCATCGCTGTCGAAGTAGCCCTCAAGGGCCGAATTCATCTGCGCCACCGTGATGCCTGTCTCCCGCAAGTGCGTCCCGAGCTTCCCGAAATCCAACGGACTTAGGATCAGGGCGCAAGGCACGCCATACTTCTCCGACCAGAGCGCCCGATACGTGTCAAAGACCTGTGATTCAGCCATGCTTT